CGAAGGGGAGCGGCGGACGTGGCTAACGCATTCACAGTTATTCGGAAAGGTGAAAGCCTACCATTCGTGTTTGATAGAAGCGGTGAATCTATTGAAGGCTGGATCTGCACTATTGAAGTAAAACGGTTCCCATCTGACGCATCAGCAATCACGCCGCGCATTATTTTGCCAGTTGAGGATACTTGGCCCGGATTCTTAACATCTGACGAGACAAACACACTTGCTGTTGGTGACTATAGATTGATAGGCGTGTTGAAAAACGCGACCAACAACGAAGAGGAGCAGGTTATGGAAACGACACGCTTTAACATCACTAATAGCTGGGCAACGTAATGGGAGCGCCAAAGGGTAACCAGTACAGAACTGGTCACACTAAATACACGCATGAGCTAATAGCGCAGGCGCGTGAATATCTGGAAAACTTCAAGACTGAACACAACCACGAAATACCAAGTGTTGTTGGTCTTGCCAGAGTTACTGGAATACCTAGAAACACTTTCTATTTGTGGATTAATTCGGCCAAGGACAAGGCAAAAGATGCTGATGCTGACGCTGAATTAAGTGAATCTGATGAAAGGTTATTCGAGATCACCTATATATTAGAAGCGATCAACGAGACGCAAGAACTTACGCTGATGAATAACGGCCTTAATGGTTCATTCAATCCCGCGATCACAAAACTGGCCCTTGGGAAGCATGGGTATCACGATAAGCAAGACAACAGCATTCAAGGCGGGTTCTCTGTGACAATCGGAGATAAAGATGCTGGCACCCTTTAAATTAACATCCAAGCAGGATGAGGCTATTGATCTATTCTCTTCTCCTGCGCAGTTCGTTTTGCTGTATGGCGGGTCAAGATCAACAAAGACATTCACTATTGTAAGAACAATAATTATCCGCGCACTTGCCGCGCCTGGTTCACGTCATGCCATTCTGCGCTTCAGGTTCAGCCATGTGAAATTGTCAGTTGTCTATGATACCTTTCCAAAGGTGATGGAGTTATGCTTTCCCGATTGCCAGTATGTACTCAATAAATCAGATTGGTTTGTAACTCTTCCGAATGGTTCGGAAATTTGGTTCGGTGGCTTGGATGACAAAGAGCGAACAGAAAAAATTCTGGGCAACGAGTATGTAACTATATTCTTAAACGAGTGTTCTCAAATATCTTATGGTCCTTATTTGCTGATGATCACCCGGCTTGCACAGCGTGCGCATTACACCCGTAACGGGGTGCAGCACGAAATGCGACAACGTATGTTCTTAGATGAAAACCCGCCGATGAAGGGGCATTGGACATACAAGATATTTATAGATCAAGTAGACCCGGAGACAAAGAAGCCTATAAAATCACCTGAAGACTATGAGCATATGCTCATGAATCCAAAGGACAACGCCGAAAATCTACCCGCCTCATATATTAAATTATTGCAGAATATGCCAAAAAGACAGCGTGACCGCTTTTGGGAGGGAAAATTTGGTGATGAAAATGAAAATGCTCTATGGACTTCTGAAATAATAGAGAAATCAAAAGTCAGTGGCGATGGTTTGCCTACGTTCGTTCGGATTGTGGTGGCCGTCGATCCGTCTGGTGCCAATGATGATGAAAACAAAAACAATGATGACATCGGGATAGGTGTGGTTGGCCTTGGAACTGATGGTATAGCTTACGTCCTTGAGGATTTGACAGTTAATGCAGGTCCGGCAACATGGGGCAAAGTAGCTACAGGAGCCTATGAGCGACACGAAGCCGATAGAATTATTGGTGAATCCAACTTCGGTGGCGCAATGGTCGAGTTCGTTATAAAAACAGCGAATCCAAATGCATCGTATAAATCTGTAACAGCGTCGCGGGGTAAAGTCGTTCGAGCCGAGCCCGCATCTGCACTGCATGAGACAGGAAAGATAAAGTTTGTCGGTGATTTTACAGAACTTGAGGACGAGTTGCTATCATTCACAACAACAGGTTATACTGGCGCACGTTCTCCCAACCGAGCGGATTGGTTTGTATGGGCTATAACTGAGTTATTCCCAGCCATGACGAGGCCTGTTAGAGCACCTATGAAAATTAATGTACCCAATTTAAGGCGGGCATCATGAGCGAAGAGTCAATTAGAAAAGTTGAAAATCTTGATGAAGATGAAAAGCTTGCCAAATTTATGTCGGATATATCAAATGATGCTGATGTTGTAGACGAGCAACGTATCCAGGCGAATGAAGACATGCGCTTTGTTAATGTTGTTGGTGGCATGTGGGAAGGATTTCTTGAAGAAGACTTTAATAATGACCGGGTTAAACTTGAGTTTGATATTGTAAGCAATTACCTTCAGCGCTTCCTTGGTGAACAGAACTCCAACAGAATTAGCGTCGAATATAAACCTGATGATGGCAAGACAACTGATGATGACGCAGAGTTATTAAACGGGATATATAGATCAGATTTCCGCAATGGTTCCGGTTCTATTGCTGTTGATCTAGCTGTTCAAGAGACGGCTACTTGTGGTTATGGTGCAATGAAACTTTCCACAGAGTTTGATGACGACGAAGACCCAGAAAATGACGATATGCGTATTGTTTGGCGTCCAATTTCCAACGCCTACAATACCGTATTTTGGGATCAATCGGCCCAACGTATTGATAAACGGGACGCCCGGTGGTGTACCGTTCTAAAACCATTTACAAAAGATAGTTTTGCAGAACTTTACCCGGATAAAGACCCTGTATCAGCTTACACCCCTGATGACTTGTCATTTGACAATCAAAATATAAGTTCCCCTGATTTCGTATATATTGCGACACGTTATGAGGCTGTTAAAAAGAAAGAGCTTGTATTTATATATAACAACCTGAAGACAGGCGAGGTCGAAGTATATAACAAAGAAGACCATGAACTTGTCAAAGATGAATTAAAATCTGATGAATTCAGAAAGTTTGTTCGTGAAAGACATATCATTCGTAGGTCAGTAGAGAAGACCGTTTTCAGTGGAAATGACATCTTATCCAAAACTCGGCGCATTGCTGGTAAATTTATTCCGGTCGTTCCGTTTTATGGGTATCGCGCCTATGTTGATGGTATTGAATGGTATCGCGGTTTAGTTCGTAAGTTGAAAGATGCAGCGCGCTTGTTCAACATGCAGGTCTCTCAACTGGCAGAGAATGCCGCGTCCGGTGGACAAGAGGTTCCTATTTTTACACCTCAACAAATGCAAAACGAGGGTATAAAAGAGTTATGGGCCGACAAAAACAATAAACCATATTTGCTGGCGGATGCAGTTAGAGACGACAACGGCAATATCGTAGCAACTGGACCTATCGGATACTCAAAGCCTCCACAGCTTGACGGCAGCACAACTGCATTGATGCAAATCGTACCCGGTTATATTCAAGATGTAACAGGCGGTGCGCCACAAGATACGCTTGACCCGCGTGCATCAGGGAAAGCTATCCAGGCATTGCTTAAACGCGAGAATTTGACCACCAGTATGATCACGAATAATATTTCTGATGCCATGAAATCTAGTGGTGAAATTTATCAGGCTATGGCGTCCGAAGTATATACGACACAGCGCAACATGAGGACCGTTGGTAAGGATGGTAAAGACGGTAATGTCCAGATGCTTAAAACCATCATGGATGAAGAAACAGGGACTCTAATTGAATCCAATACCTTGAATGGTAAAAAATTCAAGGCTTATTCTGATGTTGGCCCTCAGTATGATTCAATACGCGAACAAACCGTTGAAGATTTGAAAGATATGCTGACCTCACTTTCAGCTACACCAGAAGGTCAGCAATATATCCCTGTAATTATGGCTGTGTTAATGGATAATATAGACGGTGTTGGTCTTGGGCCCATCAAAGAGTTTAACCGTACAAGAATGCTGACTCAGGGTTTCGCGAAACCAGAAACGCCAGAAGAAGAGGCATTAGTTGCACAGGCGCAGCAGCCCAAAGAAGATCCTAACCAGGCATTGATTGCAGCCGCAGCCAATCAGCAAAACGCCGAGGCCCGTTCTCTTGATGCGTCCAGCCTTCAGAAAGTCGCTGACGCTGGTAAGAAAGAGGCTGAAACTGTTAAAATCCAAGCTGATATTGGCAACGACCAAACTGATTTGTTTTTAAAAGCACAAAAACAGATAACAGAGCAGAGAGAAAATGTACTTGAAACCGTTCAGTCTCTTCCTCTGCAACAATGATTTGATAATTAACCAAGATCGTGTTAATTATTGATTAGTTTATCGGAACTTAAAACCGAGGGCATAAGCCATACTCTTAGACCATTCGAGGTAAAAAATGGGTAACGAAGCAGCGATTAAACCAGAAGAAGAATTAGTACCTGATGCGACGGAAGTTGTTGAAGAAGCGCCAATTGAAGAAGGCGCAGAAGAAGCACCAGAAGTTGTTGAAAACGAAATTGTTCTTGATGGTGAAGAAGGTTCGCAACCTGACAAACAAAGCGGTATAAGATCCCGTATTAATAAGTTAAATGCGAAAGTGGATGTTGCTAATGGTGCGACTTCAGACGCGGAAGGACGACTTGCTGTTTCTGAGCAGAAAGTTAAACTTCTTGAAATGGCTGCGGCCCAACGCAAAGAAGCCGATACGCCAAATACTCCGCCTAACCCGGATGATTTTGATGATGGTGCAAGGGACCCTAAATACGCCCAAGCACTAAACGCATATAATCAGCCATTTATTGACGCGGCGGTAAAGAAGCAAACGTCTCATTTATCGCAGAGACAGCAAGATGATAGTGCAAGTGTTAATCTCGTTCAAATGCAGACAAAGCATTATGAACGTGCTGAAGCTTTATCTATTAAAGATTTTGACGACGTTGAAGATAAAGCGATCGGTATTCTTGGAAAAAATATCACTAACCAGCTGATCCAAAATTCACCTGAATCACATCTTATTCTGTATCATTTGGGTAAAAACCCAGCTAAAGCAGATCATTTTGCGGCACTTGTTAAGACTGATCCTTTGAAAGCCGTTTTGCAATTAGGAGCCTTGGGCGCTAAACTTAGCGTTAAGCCCAGAGGTAAAACAGAACCGACACCAGACCCCGACGAAGAACTTCAGGGCGGCAACCCCTCCGCAGCTAAATCAAACAAGCATCAACGCTTGGTAGACAAGGCAAGAGAAGCGGTAGGAAATGGCGGCAATATGCAAGCCCTCATGGAAGCCAAGAAGAATGCAAAAGCGGCTGGTGTTGCAGTAACTTAAGGAATACCCAATGGCTAATGCCTTTGCTAAAGAAGAAATCGTATTTTTCGAGAGAGTTCTCGAAGGCTTCGACCCGAACAACATCACTGCCCGGCAAGTGCCGAAATTTATGCCGCCTTCTACTCAGTTTGAGCGTTCAGCATTGACCGTCCATCGTCCGGTGCCATATATTACACTCGGAAAAGAAGGCTTGACCCTTGCAGATAATGAGTTTTCTGATCGTACTCAATTGACAGTACCATCGACTTTGAACGCCAACGCCGGTTCTCCGTCTGACATCAAAAACGTACCGTTTAATATGTCGAACAATGACTTGAATGATCCTATGCAGCGTAATCGTATCGCTGATGCCGCCGTTCAGCAATTGTCTGCGATTGTGGATAGCACTATTGCGACACTGGTTGCCAAGCGTGGTTCTTTGTTCATTAAAGATGCCGCTGCCCTGACAACATACAATCAGATTGCCCAGGCCGAGGAACAAATGTCAATTCGTGACGTTCCTATTATGATGGCCCGGACATTGATCATGAACCCGTCCGATTACAACGGTGTATCTGGTAATCTTGCCAATCGTGATGCGCCGCCTACTGGCGTTTCTCTAACAGCGTTTGAGCGTTCCCGCATTCCAACCGTTGCAACATTCGATTCCTTCAAAGCCAACTTTATGCCGACACAGGCATCTACTGCAGCTTCTGGTTATCTGCTCAACGGTGCGAATCAAGATCATGATCCGCTTGCTGTTGATGGTAATGGCAACAACGTTGATAACCGTACTCAGACTTTGATTATCGATACAGGTACTGGCGATGTTAACGAAGGTGATGCATTTACAATTGCTGACGTGTTTGCTGTTAGTCAAATTCATAAGAATATCACGCAACAACTTCAAACATTCCGAGTTGTTTCAACTTCTAGTGCTGCTGGCGCTCAGACTATCACTATCACTCCGGCAATTGTCACCCGCACAGGCGACGGTGGAGCCCAGGCTAACGTTGATTATGAAAACTGCTCTATCATCCCTGTTGACGGCGCGGCTTTGACATTCCTCAATATCACGGCCGCCAAACCTTCAAACATCTTCTTTATGAATGATGCTGTTGAGATCGTGCATGGCTCATTGTCTACAATGGAGCTTGATGGTAGTGCCGGTGTATCATCCATGAAAATGGCAACAGACAGCGGTATTGAAATTCTTTTCGCGAAGAGTTCTAATATCAATGATCTTGGTACTAAATATCGTCTCACCATGTGGATGGCCGGAAACGTGCTTATTCCTGAAATGTGCGGTAATCTTATCGGTACTTAATATAAGATGGCGGGGGTTTACGCTCCCGCCTATCTTTAAACTTGAGGATTTTTCATGCCAAAAAATAACGAAGACCAAGAGCGCCTTCAGTGGTTGTATAAAGGCGAAGAAGGTAAGGTATTTGAGGGCGAAGACATCAAGACCGCCTTAGCTGGCGGATGGAAAGACGCGCCCGCAAAGAAACGGGGACGCAAACCTAAGCCTGATGGTGCGCCAGTGGTTGGCGCAGAACCAAAACTGGAAGAATAAATGACTATTGGCACTGATATCATAAAACGTGCTTTACAGGAAATCGGGGCGCATTCTAATATCGCTCCGGCTTCTCCTGCGAGTATCGAGTTGGGCATGAAGAACTTGAATTCTATGCTTGAGTTATGGCTATCTGAAAACATTCAAATCGGATTCACGCCATTAAAAGCGCCTGGGGATGAATTGAACGAGACGCCAGATACAACAAACGGCATCGTCTCTAATTTATCGGTATTGCTTGCCCCTAACTTCAGTAATGGGGTTACAATAGTTTCACCTGAATTAGACAGGAATGCTAGAGTTCAGCTTATTAAAATCAAACGAATTTATGAGAAAATAACAGTACCGCCGAAAGTTGTTTCTTCTACCCTTCCAAGGGGTCAAGGAAATCAGCGCAATGGATTCAACCGCACATACTACCCTAAAGGCGGCGCTGTAGGTGGCTAGATCAAGGAAGGTAGTTTAATGACCCGTATATCTTTCCCGTTTGGCTTTGAGCAAATCGAAGACTTGCCTAAAACACGTAGATCATTGCGTAACTGTTTTAATAACGGTGAAGGTCAGATTATGTCAAGACCGGGCATTGAACAGATTGCCACGACAGCAGGTGTCGCTCGGGGGCAATTCGTGTGGCAGGATGAATTATATCAAGTTGTGAGTGAGCAGCTTATAAAGATCACGAACACTGACACAGGTGCTTTCTCTGTCATCGGAGTTATTGACGGAGCCGCTGATATTGATTTCGCGATCGGATTTAATACGGCTGTAATTATCGTCAAAGACGTGGCAGGTAAAAGCTACACTTTGGATAAATCTGATGTTTTGCTTGTTATCTCAGGAAACGCTAATTTTGTACCTTTTGTAAGTGTAGCCCATATCAACGGTAGATTTATATATATCCCGTTCAATGGTGATCCTGCTATTTTTTCTGATGTTGGCGCAGGAGGAACCATTCAAGCCTCAAGTTTTTTCGATGCTGAAGAAATACCAGATAAAAACAATTCAGTATTTAATTTCAAGAATACATTATATATCGGCGGGACAGATAGTTTTGAGCTGTTTAGAGACACTGGAGCGACCCCGAACCCGTTTCAGCGCATAACAGGCGCACGAATAACAAACGGGTTCATCGGCGGTTTAATCGAGTACGACAATACGTTTCTCTTTATTGGAAGAAAGACAGATCAGGACTTCGGTATATTCTCAATCGGTCAAGGTGTGGCTCCAAAAATATCGAATGAGGCGATTGATTTAATTCTTAGCACATACACGACAACAGAGCTCTCAAATGCTGTTGGTGGTCGCTTTATATGGCGCGGTTATGATATCGCGACATTTTCTCTTTCACGTGACTCTTTCGGGTTTTTCAATGGTAACTGGTTCATTCTTGATAGTGCCGTAGGTGGTAGCCTTGATCGTTGGGCCGCTGGCTTTATAACCCAAAAAGACGGTGTATACTTCACCGCTTTTAGTGATAAAATTGGAAAATTAGCTAAGATTAATTCAGATTACGGTGAGAATATAGCGAGAGTTATAGACGTAGGTTTCCAGCAAGAGGACAATAAATTCTTTTCTGCACAAAGTATTGAAATAGGGATAAGCCAGGGTTTAAATGCTTCCGTTGGTTCCGTCGCTTTATTTTTGAGCCGTAACAATGTCGAATATGGCCCCGCTGTTTATAGGAGTTTAGGCGGCTTCGCTGATTATGACAAAAAATTAGTGTGGAACGAGCCCGGCGGTGTGGGTTCTTACAACGGCTTCTTGGGTATTCGTTTTTATACTACTGAAGATGTTATTTTTAATTCGGAATGGTTATCTATAACTTTTAGAGGTTAGATCATGTCTATTACATCAAAGCCAGATTATGGCGCGGCATTAACAACAACATTACCATTAAAAACAAAGCAAAAAGCAACGCAAGAATTCCAGGTGTATCTTGATGATCTTGAATCACTTTTAAACAAGGCTATAGACGATATAGCCGCGTTACAGGTTGTAGATCCGCAGGTTGATTTAATAGGTTACACGGTTGCAACATTGCCGACTGTAACCGCTACGCCTGGACTGATATTTGTCAGCGATGAAACAGACGGTTCTGTTCCGGCCTTCTCAGATGGTGTTTCATGGCGGCGCGTGACAGACAGGGCTATTGTGTCATGATCGAGAGATGCACTGATTACAGACGCATTAAAAAGTTTCCTGATTGGCGCATGCTGGTGTCACATGAGGTATTTTACTTAATGGAAGTTAAGGACGGGAAAGATTTAGGCGTATGGACGCTTCATCCGTGGCGTGACGGGTTGTTGGTTCACGTTAATTTAGGCGATGGCTGCAAAGGAAAGGACGCCAAGCAAAGCGCAATAGACATACACCAATGGATTTTCGCCAATACACATTATAAAACTATATATGCAAAGATTCATAACGATAAACGACCCGCGCAATTCATATCAATTATGGCCGGAATGAAGTTTATTTATAGTCAGGACAATCACCGTTTTTATAAAATAACGCCAGAAGATTGGTGTATGGATATTGCGTCATGATTGAAAGATGTACGGATTACAGACGGATAAACAAATGGGTAAAAGCACAAATCGTTGTGTCTTCTGATTTTTTCTATCTGATGGTGATTAAGGATGGCAAAGATATGGGCATATTTACTTTGCAGCCTATAACCGGATATGATGGACCTTTAATACACGCGGATCTAGGTGATAAATGTTTCGGTAAAGATGCCAAAGAAGGCGGCAGGGATGCATTTAAATGGATTTTTGAAAACACAAATTACAATAAAATATACGCGGCCAGTCCGCACGACAAAAGGCACGCACAATTCATGGCAGTTGCGGCAGGAATGAAGTGCATATACAAAGATACTGCAAACCGTTACTATGAGATAACATCTAACGATATTCATAATTTAAACAGTAGGCGTTCGTCATGAGTACAGATAAACTAAGAGATCCTTTAGGTTTCGAAAAATCGTTAGGTAAGGGCGGATCTGATGCAGGAACTGATGCCGCGCGTGCGGCGGCTGAGGCCAGAGATCGTGAAATCGTAGAGTTGCGTAGGCAATTTAATGTTACACAACAAAACATCCAACCATTTGTACAAGCTGGTGCAGGTCAATTAGGTGCATTGACGCAAGGCGCTAGTATTGGTGGTTTGGATGAACGTCTTCGCGAGATATTTTCGTCAGAGTCTTTTCAAAGTTTAATAGGCGAACGAACAGAAGCTGTAGAGGGTCAACTTTCGGCTGGTGGACTATCCAGATCAGGAACCGCCATTCAGGAGGCTGCAAACATACCTACAAGTTTAGGTTTTGATATAGAAAATTTACTTACCGGACGGAGTCAGACACTTGCCGGATCTGGTCAAAATGCTGCGGTAGGTCTTGGAGCTTTAGGTGCTCAAACTTCGGGACGAATTGGCGCGTCTTTAGCAGGACGAGGTCAAGACACTGCGTCTGGTATTTTGGCGGATCAGCAAGCAGAAGCCCAGGGAACGCAGAACGCATTAAATTTAGCTGCCACAGTTGGTAGTATATTCTTTTCTGATCCAGCCCTTAAAGAGAACATCGAAAAGATTTCGTCTATTGGGGATTTATCTCTATATCAATGGGATTGGATACCAGAAACAAAGGATACTATCATTGGAAAGTGCGGAACTATTGGTTTTATGGCTGATGAAGTCAAAGAGAAATACCCGCATCATGTGTCTGATTACTGCGGGTTCATGACAATTGATTATCCGGCCCTTTTGGATGAAATGGAGTCTGAAGAATGGCGACACTAGCAAATATCCAGGGTGCATCACTTGTACCTGACATAAGCCAGGCTCTAAATATAGCGCTTCGAGGCTTTGGAACCAAACGGGAGCGTGACGAACAATCGCGGGTTATTGAGCTCCAAAGTCAAGAGAGGGAAGCGGCGACACAGGATCGGCAAAGCATCCAAGAGCAGATCAGAATTCTTACGTCTGGCGGTGATATTAGGCAACCTGGAGGCACAGTTCAAACTGTTGCTGGTCCTACCGGCAAGGCAACTCAAAAGGCCTTGTTGCGTCTTACTTCTATCAGCCCGCAAATAGGTAGAACCGTTTCTGATGTAGTTGGACGGGGTAATCAGCAGGAATTAGACGCTTTAAAGGAGCAAGCTGAAATTGGGGTTAGGCAAGCCGCTCTTGTGAGTGGTCAAAAAGATTTCGCGGGTAAACAAAAAGCACTTACAAGCCTTGCTGCTGAAGCGGTTACAAAGGGTCAGCCTCTTGATAGGCTTGTCCAACTTCAAAACCTTGACGAGCCAGAGCTTGATTTAGAGCTTCAGCGTATGAAAATCATGGGCCAGGACTTGGCAACACTTGCTGGGCCTACAGAACGATTCGAAGCTGTGACGGATGCACAAGGTAATGTCATTGCCCAACGCTCAACGACGACTGGTAGGGTTGTGACTGATCCTCGTGCAGTGGGTGCGCCTACTGCGCCTATTCCATCAACTCCAATAGGTAAGGCAAGGGCAGATTTGAAAGCTGGCTTCATTACGAAGGGTGATTTCAATACAATTAAATCGACGCCTAAAAAGTTTCAGACTGATGTTGGCAAATCAATAGCTGATAAGCAACTTGCAATTGAAACATTCGGTGCGGATAGTGATCAGGTGAAAGCTATCGACGCATCTATAAAATCAGATGCAAAAGGCGAAGGACCAAAACTATCTGATGTTGCAGGTATGCGTAAAGAGCATACAAAACTATCAAGCGATACTATAGCTTTGGGCACGTCTATCAAAAAAATAAGGCAAGGCGCTGAAAACCCTTCTGCTGCTGGCGACGTTGCAATGATATTTAGCTTCATGAAAATGTTAGACCCGACTTCTGTTGTCCGCGAAGGTGAATTCGCGACTGCCGCACAGGCGGCGGGAGTTCCAGAGAGAATAATAGGACAATATAACAGAGTGTTAAGCGGTGAGCGTTTGACGCAACCACAACGTCAAGATTTTCTTAATACGGCAAATCGTCAATGGGACGCCCAAATAGGAACCCAGCGGCAAATAGATCAAAACTTCAGAGGTCTTGCCGAACGCCAAAATATTAATCCAGACGATGTTGTGATTGATTTCATTGGTGGGGATGTCGTGGCACCAGAACAAGCCGCGACAATTGACGTACCGACCGCAGTTAACCCGACAACTGGCGAAACAGTATTTTTTAGGAACGGTCAATGGGTCACTCAGTAACACACGTACCACCACCGCCGCCCGGATTTGTAATTCAGGAGGCGGCTACTCAAGCGGCTAATGTTACTCCACCTCCTCCGGGGTTCGAAATTGTTCAGGCAGCTACACAACAAGATGTCGTCCCTTCTGCCCCTGGATTTATCGAAGGCGTATCTCAAGATTTAAGCGCACGCGGGGAGGCTATTTCTGCGGCTGGTGAACAGTTGCGAGCTGGTGAAATAACGGGCCTTGAATCTGACGCCACAATTATAGCTCAATCTATTTTGGGTGCGGGTGATGTCGGTGTCCGCGCACTTGACGCCGCAGCACGTGGCTTGGAGGCTATAACTCCCGAACCTATTAGAAACGCTGTAAACAAGTTTGAAGCAGACGTAAGTAGTTTTGCATCTGAACAGATCGACGCACTTCTTGACACAGATATAGGACAATTTGGCCTTGAAGCTTTTCAAGAAGGTGGAGAGTTATGGAATGATTTCTCAGAAGAGAATCCGCGTATTGCTCAACAAGTAGAAAACGCCGCAATTATTGGATCAACCGTTATCGGTGGGGCAGGGGGTCGTGCTATTAGTAAGGCTGCTGCCGTAGAAGAATTATCATCTGCCGCTGGCGCGGGTGCTCGCGCTCTTGGTCGAGATCCTGTAAATTTGATAGGAGGCCCAACTACAGAATCTTTTGAAAGACTTGGCGGTGGACGTGCGGTGGCAACTGGCGGGATTGGTGGTCGTGATTTATCAACTGGTGGATTTGTGCGAGGTGAGCCAACAAGACCAATCGATCCAACACAAAACTTTATTGATGCAGAGTTTAATGAGATAACACCAAATATTCCACCTGAAAAAGTAGGGATATTAAGAAGAGTCGCCCAGGGTATAGATAACAGAATTTCAGTTCAATTAGCGGACAGACGCCAAGATTTCATTCAAGGACTTCTAGAGCCGAAATCAACAGTTGCGACACGTGCAGCCGCAGGGGGGCGGAAAACAGAGGCGGGATTCGGTCCTTTCCGTCGCGGTGTTACGCCTCCAACTGCTGATCAGATAAGAATCTCTAATACAATTTCTGAAATTCCGGGAGTGTCTAATAAAAAAACAATAACTGGGAATAAAGTTGAGATACAAAAGGCACTGAGAGAAGAAAGCGACGGGTTAAATGAAAGCCTATCTAGTTTTAATCTATTCATACCTAAAAATAACATAGACGCCGCGTTTTCTAACATTGAAAAGAAATTTAGTAGAGAGATCCTGCTTGCTGGGGAGTCTGGTAATGCAATATCTAAAAGGGTTCTTGATATAGCAAAGAAAAAGCTAGGCAAGGGGCCAAAAACCGCGCAAGACATTTTAAAAGCTAGACGGGCTTTTGATAGAGAAATAAAAAATCAACGGCCTAAAATATTCGATGCGACCAATGAGAGTGTCATAACAAGCTCTATTAAGATTATTAGAAATGAATTCAACGATCTTGTATCAAAAAGCGCGCCGAGGGCCGATGTAAAAAGTAGTCTAAGAAGGCAATCTAATATGCTTGATGCTTTGGACGTGATAAGCCCTAAATCAGAAGCGGAAGCAGTAAGCGCATTTGGTCGTATGATTTCATCTGCCACGGAAGCAACGGGATTAAGGACAAAGCTAGAAAAAGGGTTGGGTGCGTTGACTATCACTCTTGGTACGGCTGCAATTGATCCAAAAATAGCGGCAGGTTTGGCCGGCACGGTTTTAGCTGGTGCAGGTTTAAAACGTGCTGCATCCAGTGTTTTACCGAAGAAGGCCATATCTCAGGCGTTAAAGGCTTCGGATACATTACTTACAACCATCACGGACCCTGATAAACTTAGACAATTAGGCGCGGATAGATTAATTATTGCATCTGTTTTATCTGAACTTGAACAGAATGGGGAATAGAAATGGGTTTTTATATTATGATGGGTATTTTAGGATATTCTATAGCGCAACTGATTACATGAAGGTTAGATAGATGACTGCTACTATTGACGAGCAAACCCAGTGGTTCAGTGAAATCACAAACACCCCAATTGTTAACGGATTTATCTATCTGGGTGCCAGACTTGGCGACCCTCGTGTGGCTATTCCTATCTTCTCAGATCGCGAATTGACGATCCCACTTGCAAACCCTCAAAGAACAGATGCGGCGGGGCGTTCTGTAAATAAAATTTGGATACCGGGTAGATATTCTATTGAGGTTTCAAATTCTAATGATGTCCAACGATACGTGCAATTAGATGCCGGGGGATCATCAAGCGCATCAGCAGTAAATGTAAATAACATTCAGGGTGCGAATGCCAACAATTACGAGCTACGATAATTTAACACAATTCGCGTTTCTCACTATCCAAGCCAATACAGGCCCCGTCACTTTAAATGTTGACGGTGTTGGTCCTAAAACAATTAAAAAAAATCATGACCAGGATATGGAGGACGGCGATTTTCAAGCAAACCAAAGCGTTATAGTTATTTACAATTCAGTCGATGATACACTTGAACTGACGAACTTGGCTGCCTCTGCTGCCGGGTTTACTTTAGGTACGGAGCTATCAACAGCATCTGGTGTTTTTGTAACATTTACTGATATACCGTCAGGAGCTAAACAGATTGATATCATGTTTGATGGTGTAAGTGTGGGTGGTGGCACTATCCAAATATTTCTAGGAGATGCTGGGGGTATAGAGACTTCAGGCTATAAGGCTACAGGGGCTAGAATTAATGGATCACAGACTCTGTCGCTTCAAGCTACTACAGAATTCTTGTTTAGCAACCTTGTGGCGGGTGTGCCAATGTCAGGAACGGCTACTCTTAAGCTTGAGAATAGTGCAAATAACACTTGGACTGTTGAGGGGTCAATACAAGGGGCTGCTATTGTATTTTTTACCGCTGGCGGAAAAACGCTATCGGGAGAATTAACACAAATAGAAGTCAGAAATCCAAACGGTTTCAATGGCGGCGCTGTTAACATACAAATCATATAGGATTCGATAATGTATAGATCAATTATGGCATGGGATGCGGAAATGCACCCTATTAAACATCAAGATTTTGATACGCAAGAGGCTGCGGATTCGTATATATCAGAAAATGCTGGGGTATTGCCAGGAACGTTTGCTGATGCTTTTTCAGTTCAAAGCTATCAAGTTCCTGACATATATGTAACGGTCGATCCTTTAGCTAAAACAGCCGCTCTTGATACGGGCAGGATGGATGAAGACGCTATAAAAACAGAGGCCCAAATAGAAATTAAACGTTTAGAGGGTGAAATAACCCCCCGCCGTATGCGCGAGGCGCTTTTAAATACTGAATTTCCTGAGGGCTGGATAGCATCGCAAGAGGTACTTATCGCTACAGAACGCGCCAAACTTAGAAAGAATTAAATATGCCGAAACATCCTGGTAAAAATAATCCAAGCAAAAAACCCAAACCTAACAAAAAACCAAAGGGGAAAAAAGTTGCAAGCATCAGAGTACAAAGACGCAATTCTAAGCCATCACGTGCGAGGACATAGAAAGCCGATTCTGTTTTTTGCATTGTGGGTTGTTTTTGAATTGGGAACTTCTTTGGTTCCTTCATCTGTTAGCGATTCTGTTTACGATGCCATTTATTTTTTATCGGAAGATTTATCGACTATAGCACTTTCAATGGCATTCTATTTTGCGCTGTCTTATACCTCTACTATTCTCAAGGCTATGTCATTATCGGCGGTCATCATAAGTTCGGTTGTTTTTGCCACCAACATGTTGGCTGAACATACTTTCATTCCTAACAGCTCTGGAACAAGTATAGTTATATCAGGAAGCCTTGTTGCACTTTTATTATGCTTTCTGAGGTTTTTATTCAAAATCCGTAACGGCGGTGTTATGACGCCTGAGCATGACCGCATATATTTGATTGTAAGCAGACCTAGTGATTTTGTTGGGATGATAGGCTTGTTTCGTTCAGGCATCGGAGGCGGGTTCTCTGCATATGTAAACGGTGATTGCTACTGGTTCCCAAGGAAAGAGAAGTGCTTAATAAAGACGCACGACAAAGACTATTACAAAGGCCGTTATCTTATCGACTGTGGCCCTGTTACCGGTGACAAAATCAATGACTTGGAATCTATGATTGGGCAAAAGTGGTCTATCTTTAATAATTGTATTTCTGTCTTTGGTCGCTGGCGTAGAAAATGGGGGTGATTTGGTTATGAACGACGAACCAATGAAACGTAAGCAAGTCGAAGATCTATTGGAAAAAGCGGCTTTAAAATTCACAATAATTGTCTCTGAGAAACTTGAAGAATACGGTAACAAGCAGAAAGATGAACAGAGGATGGCGCGTGAAAACACTTTCGAGCAGGGTACAGGCTTTCCATGGGAACAGCGCGGCCATGTTAAAGCTGCATTGAGTTACGCACACAGGGCACAAAAGAATTCGGCTATATGGCGAGGCGCTGGCATTGTCGCAATAGCCTCGTTAGGTGTCAAAGTTTTTTGGATACAGATTTTCGGTGCTTAAAATATTTAATGATAAGGTGTCAAAATGATCGATTGGAATCCCTTGGAAACCCCGCATTTCACATTTGCGGAAATGGGTTGCACATGCATGAATTGCGACGGTTCTGCAAAAATGGATCATGGGTTTATGTTGAGGCTACAGGACATCCGTGACGCCGTCGGGCCGTTGTCTATTACGAGTGGATACCGATGTCCAGATCACCCCGCAGAGAAGCGCAAAGACAAGCCCGGGGCGCATCAACAAGGTAGGGCCGCTGATATTGGAACGTCCAACGCAGCCCAACGATTTAAAATATTGGAAGCGGCCTTAAATTCTGGTATGATAGGCATAGGAACAGCTATGAGTTTTATCCATGTAGATGACGGGCATGAATGCTGCAAGGCCAGCAATGTGGAATTACCGATAGTTATTAACCCTAACCCCGTTGGGAGGTGATTTAAATGTCTACCTTGTTTAATTTTAACGGAGGTTCGTGGTTGTAATGTGGGAATCGATTATTAAGACTGTTGCCCCGATGCTAGGGGCTGCCATTGGAGGCCCGTTCGGCGGTATTGCTGCTAAAATGATAACAGGGGCCATACTTGGTGAAGATAACGCCACAGACGACGTGGAGTCCGCTAAAAAGGCTATTGCTGGGGCAACACCCGCACAACTTCTATTATTGAAAACCACTGATCATAAATTCAAGACAGATATGAAGCAGTTGGATATTGATGAAAAAGCCCTGAATGTCGATGATCGAAAAAGCGCGCGGGATATGCAGAAGATCACGAAATCTCTTGCGCCTGGCTTAATAGCTTTATGCTGCATGACCGGATTTTTCGGCATCCTGTTTGCTCTGATCTTCATTCAGATACCAGAACAAAGCGTCCAGCCTTTGAATGTGATGCTCGGTGTTTTAGGCACGCTGGTCGTTGGCATCGCAAATTACTATTTTGGTTCCAGTTCCGGGTCCAAAGAGAAAACGGCGATTATGGGTAATAAATAAGCGCGGCCCATCAGTCCGCGCCTTTTATTTTCTCAACTCAAACCATAAATTTAGGTGGCTCTGGTATTTTTAAATTGTGGGGTCGCCAGATATGTAGGCAATTTGAATGAATATTGATATGATCGCTTGGTTTGGCGTGTAGTTGAAAGGCTATCTCGTCTTCTTTGAAAAACAGGCGCTTGATTTCATCCATTTCCAGCCAGCTAGGGATTTTCTTTTCCTTTGAAACCGAAACATGGTCCCATCCCTCACCATTAGAGGCAACAATGCGTAATGGGTACTTGTCGTATTTCAGTTTAATCATGAATAAGCCAGCTTTATCGTCGCCACTGCTGCCGTAATGTGCCAGAACTTGAGGGCTATTATCTCTGAATTTATCTAGTTCATATAGATTTATCATATCCTGTTCCTTCTCTTGGGGTGATCTTCTGAATTAATGATAGGCGCGGGTGGCAACGCCCTTTTTGTGTTGCTCCTGCGCGGCCCGTACATTTTTGGCGCTGTGGCTTTCGCATACGAGTTTGCCATTTTCTCGCACATAGGCGTCCCGTGTGCATTGCGGAAATCCAGGAACGTATATTGTTGACTCGCATTGCCCGAGAATCGTTTTCTTCAGCTTAACCATTTCCGCTTTTCCCGTCCGCTGCGTTTGCGTCTGCCTTTAAGTTTTCCTGGAATCCGCCTTTGATTAAATAGTCTCGTTCGGCGGGGGTGATTGCCGAGCTATGCCACCAGCGGGAATAGTTCGCCATGCCTTTTTTGGCTTCCTCTTGGGCCTGTTTTTCTAATAGGCCTGTATTGAAATCATGGGTCATTTTCAGAATCCACCTTCTTCGCTTTTGTTTCCAGTTCTTTCCATATGCTCCGAGCTATTATCTGCTCATCTTCAGGTAAACTTTTGCAATGGTCCAGTAATTTATCATGCCCTAAAGATGCAGCGGAAAGCGCAAGTTCTTTGATGCTGCTTATTTCATCGTCTGAAAGCATTTTAACATCGAGAACCTTTACCGGGTAAGAAGATCGACGGGCTTTTGAAACAGTTAGCGCCATTACGAAATCTTCTTTTATATGAGACATATGACTAATACGAATGCCGCCAACCTTTGTTTTCCCAAATGTTACGTTAGGATCACAGAATAGCGTCATGGAGCGACCAACATACTCTAGAGCGTTTTTACCCCACGCTTTGACCATAACACGCCTCATTGAAAGGCAGGGCTTGTATGGTTTACCATTATCGCCCTGGAAACCCATACTTACTGGTTGTTGTGGGTCGGAGTTTCCTTTTACGCCTGTAATCGTGATGTTCATAGGGCCAGAGATAAAGTCATCTGCGTTTAATTGATCGGTTTTCGGTTTAATCGTTTCTGACATATCCATTATATTAATCCCATCATTTTATTTGTTAATGCGAATTCACCAAACAATTCAAGCGACACCTTGTCATATTCCGCCGCAGCTTCTTTGGGGTCTGTGAAGTATCCAATATGTATTGGTTTTCCGTTGTGCGTAGCTGATGCCGCCCACTTCTCTATTTTCTTTTTCCAGCAAACCCCTTTAAAACCAGATCTATTTTTTGGTCCAAGTTTTCGGTTATGCTGGTTTTCAGATGTCGAGCATTCTCTAAGGTTCGAAAATTTATTATCACTACGATCACCATTAATATGGTCTATTTGGTCTGCTGGCATCGATCCCGTCATATATAGCCAAGCCAATCTATGCGCAGCAGAACTATATCCATATATTCCTAGAATTATATAGCCTTCACTATTAAGGCTTCCCGCCTCAGACCCTACTATTAATGGCCCACGCTGAACGAGACTGTAAAATTTACCGCTATTAGAATCATATCGTAATAATTTTTTTAACTCCGATTGTGTAATCATAGGTGCATTTCCTCTATTTCTCTAAATTCGGTCATCGTTAGGCGGGAGTCATTTGTCACGGCGTCCAAATATAAGCGCTTGTTTTCTTGCAAAGTCTTTTCAAAATGGATGGCGGCATCTTTAATTGCACTTTGATATTTTTCTTCCGGATAAACCCGAATAGTTGCCATGGGATGCCCGTTGCAATAGCTGATAAAATCTAGCCACTTACGCTCGGTTACGAATAACCCCGCTTGGCACTGCATCATGTTTTCATTGGGTATCAAATCTTTCGAGCGCCCGACGATGTGGTCCATAATCAGTTTTGTTTGCAGTTTGATTGTTTTTGATTTTACTTCTGCCAAGCCGTCATCACCTATT